CCTCGAAGTACTTAAATACTTCTAATATACTACTCCTCTGCTTTGCAAAAAATATTTCACAAAAAGCAAAGTAGCTAAGTACTTCGAGACCGTCTGACTCTTAAATATGTGACCTAGTAAACCTAGAGACAAAAGTCTCTAGGTAAAACCTAGACCAACACAAGTGTGTCAATTTGTCTCACGTGCTGTCAAACACGCACTATCCGGCCACCGGATAGATTTCCACATACTGCCTATCGTACAAGCATGTGATATCGATTCAATTTTAATTAAACGCCAAAATTGACAAAAAGCTTATTTTTATTTTTATTTTAAAAATCCTAATCTGTTTCAAGAAGAGGATAATAATATAAAATAGGAGCACCAGTGAAGAACATAAGTGTAAAGTCTTCACCTACCGCATCCCACTGCTGGTAAGTACTCTGTAACGGTTGCGATCCAAAAATTGGACTCGCCGGATCAGGAGTAGCAGTAGTCGTAACGACATGGTGCGAATTTGAAGGAAGCGATTGAGCACGCACATTACGTGCACCACGAAAACGAGTGTCTGCATAAAATGGAAGTTCCACTTCAATGGTATTATTGACACCAATATTAGTAGCAGATGCACCAGCACCGCTTCCAGGGCAAGTTTCAAGAGTTGCCCATTTGGTAAGAAATGCGGCATTATTAGCTACAAAATCTCTAACAGCTCGCCCAAAACTGCCATTATTAATACCAACAAATTCGTCACGGTATAAAGTAGGATTGGAACCAGATCTAGAGCTAAATAAATATTTCTTACGCCTAGCTCCCCTTACACCCGCATAACACGGACTCCACCAAGAAGCGAAATCTTTACGAACAACATTAAGTCGATTTTCATTTTGACCGTCTTCACTCGCATCGATACCTTCAGGATCCCATCCAGATTGATAAGGAGCATCCTTATTGAGCAAATTGTCTATTGCTACTTCTCCTTCACCAGGTAACGGTGTAATCCAGGTACGAGTGTGACAATACCTCTTACACAATTCTCTAATAGTCGTAGGAGGATCTCCATAAAAGACCGAATAAGTATTGTCAGATTCCTCATTCATAGCCCCAATCGTCTGTAAAGGATTTGACCCAGTAGGACGATCAGTGTCTGTATTGCTAGGATTTTCAGTTCCCATGGTACCACTTTGTGAAAATAGCTCTTGATAATTATCATTTGCATCTAATACAGTGGGTTCCGGTATAGGGAACACATGGAGATCATTCAACTTAGCATTTGTTGGTGCTGCAAATTTAGCATCTTCACACATAGAAACAAAAACATTAATGCTTATTGGAGAATCTTCCGCGGGACACACAAGATCATTCAAAACATTAACTTCTAAGATACCATTAACTTTCCCTTGGGTTAAAGCAAGTCGATCATTTCCAAAATTAAGAGGTCCTTCCATGGAACCACATTGTAAGAAAGGTTCAGCTTGTGCCCAACCAACAACGATTTCAAAATCGTCTTCTTCAGCAATGTCAACCACTCGAGAATAATTTGTATTATATTCTACACCAGCATTATGATTATTTGGATCATAACGAATCAACAAACGTCCTTTATGGAAATCAGATTTAACAATTTGAAATCTAAAACGTACTGAACCTTGCCAATTGTTAAAACACTGAGCAACCATTGCCATAGGCGTTGGATGAATTTCTGCACCTAAAAACGAAACCAACATAGGCGTTGCTCGACTATTCCAAAGAAAAGTATCAGGGCCTTCATCTGGTGACCAATTGAAAGAAGTCAAATAAGACTCCCTCATAGCAATATCTAATATGCCCATTTGATCAACACCATCAAGTCCTGCAACTCTGGTATCTATTGTAATTTCTGCCTTACTATCAAGTGTAAGTTTATGCACAGCATCAGCAGCATCCACATTAGTAAAATTACCAGTAGGATTTGGTTTAAATAATTGAATATCCGACACTACAGAAGGACGTGAATATCCAAAAATCTTAGCCACTTCACCCACTTTACCAGCAACCATTTGTGTAGCTAAAGCATAAGGCCTGATTAGCGGGAGATCCGCTAATACACCCGCAGCTTTTGCCAATGCAGCAGCTGGTTTGGAAATAATTCCTGAACCATACTCATCATTAGTTGTGATAGAATTTGACTGATTTTTCTTACTTAATTTCTTGCCTCCCTTCTTACCAGCTTGGGAAACAAGTGCAACCTGACTTGTAGGCATGGTGAGAACAACATCCTCTGCCCATAGATAAATAGTAACAGTAACGGGATCATTTCCTCCATTAGCATGAAGAAGATTACCAAATGATTTGATAGTGATCTCACCCATATTGTCATAATCTTTATCAGTCAGAGACAAATAATTGTCCTCCCAGAAGAAAGGCATACAAAGCTCTCCTCCAGTATTTTTGGTAGGATTCAGAAAGAAATGCGGCTTCTGAGAAGCCGCAATAAGATCAATATTAAGATAATTACGTTCAACCGTAATCTGATCAATACCAGATAAAGGATTGTAACTAGTCAATGCACGACCATAGTGAAACTTAGTTCCACTAATGACCATTTTGCAATGTAATTTCATGCGCACCAATTCATAATTTTTGATCTTATCCTGAACGAAAGGATTTTCTATAAATTCCTTCCATGGATTAAACTGGTAAAAAAGGGGCTGTGTAACAACCCAATTTTGAACCGACTGACGTATAGGACGAGCTAAAAACTCGCCCAGTTGAGAATTTACAGCCTCAACAGCGTCCATAGTACTATCATAAGCACCATGGATATCAGTGGTCCAACCAGCGTCCTGATCAGCAAAAGCAGTGATCTGCTCTTGCGCCATAGGTGTTGACTCACTCATCGTCAATCCCGGTTCGCTATTCGTGGTGTTAGCAACTCCACTTTGCGAAACAAGGACGTCATTATTGAGGGAGTGAATGAGTCTGTTTAGATTGCGGTTTTCCGCTCTTAGCTTATCACAATGACTGTATTTACGAGCCAAAGAACACCTAAGCGTTTTATTTTCCTTTTGTAAAAGTTCTATTTCACCATAAAGGCTAGAAACATCAAAAGGAGGGATGGATCTCAAAGGAGCATCCCATTCGAAGTTTTTTCCGTATTCAACGGAAGGTACTGTCTCACCAATAGTATTCATTCTTTCAAATTTACTAAGGTCTATTTATTAAATCCTCGTACGCGCTGGCCTCACAGCACGCCGATTAATTCCTGTTTATGGTTGACCAAACCCCCCGTCAAAACGGGTGTTGCACGAGGACAGCATCTACGTCATAGTTTTCCTAAACCAGACGCAAGCTCAGAATTCTTATATCTGGCTTGGTAACTACCTATGACGGGATTGCTTCAACTTAATGTGCATGTTCCTACGCACAGCTGATACTACTTTACGTCCTATCAGCGGGACGGAACTGCAAACATGGCCTGATTGTGAATCTAATTCAAATTTATTTCTATACCAATCAAGGCGCTCATCATATGATGGTAAATCTGCAACATAACCCATTAGATTAGCCCTACTGGCTACTTCCATCAACTGGGCACGTTTATCCTCATAAACCTCACGGCCAAATTCAAAATACTTGAGAGCAGCATTAGATATCGCTTCAGCAGAAGATTGTTCCATTGAAAGTACATCACTCTTCATATGCGCATGCAACATTTTGGCAATCGAACCTTCTTCACAAGGACAACGATAAAGTTTAAGTTCGTCATCCCAAACAGCAAAATGTTTTAAAAAACTTGCTTCTGATAAATTAATATACGGAACTGATTTGGCATCTTTTTCTGCCATAGTATATTTAATACCCATAGACTCAAATACTAATGCAATGCGAGTGTGGTTAACACTAGCAAATCCTTTTTTAACGGTCATAATATTATCATCACCATAAGTCATCAAAGAAACAACATCTCTAAACGGAGGAATTTTCCACCAACCATCATCTTTAGCAATTGTATAATATGCATAACGCATATACAATGAATTTACCAATGAATTAATAATAACCGTCAAAGGATGACCGGATGGATTGGAACCAAAAAATTGCACTATGGTTCCAAAATAATCATATGTGGGATAAGTAATTTCAGTGGCAATACCACGCATAATTTCTAAATCACGTTCAGAGTAATTTCCGCTCTTCTCAGCAATTTGAATCAATAACTTAAATGCTGCAAACATAAAACGAGCAGACATACGAGCATCAAATTTAGCGTAGTCACCAGCAATTCCTCGCTCCCAACCATATTTGCCGATGTGTCTATATATATCAGTCCATTCTGGAGACTGTTGAACCACACCGACTGCACACTCGAACAACTTCTGATTGCGTTGCACAAGTGCAGCCAATGAAAGGAAATATTTGCGAACCAATACAATGGTTGCAAAATTACAAGCAGCAAACACGCGTACCTTATCTTTGGTCATCTTTGTAGGTTCATCCTTAAGTGAACCCTTGAAAACTGTATTAATTCGCTCTCCACGAGCTAAACAATTTTCCAAACGCATAACCTCCTCCCAAAGTTCTTGAGGAGCATCACGCACACATGAAATTCCATTAAC